GGCGGCCACGAGGCGATCTGGCGCCTGTGGGTGCCCGAGGCGGCGCTGGAATCGCTCAACCGGCGCACGGCCGGCCAGGCGGCCGTCTGGGTGCGCCGCGGCTGGCTGACGCCGACCGCGGGCAACGTCGCCGACTACGACCACATCCGCCAGCAGGTCAACCGCGACCGCGCCGCCTTCCGGGTGCGCGAGATCGCCTACGACCCGTGGAACGCCTCCCAGCTCGTCAACGACCTCGTTGCCGACGGCGCCGCCATGGTCCCGCTGCGCCAGGGCTACGCCTCGATGTCGCCTCCCACCAAGGCCCTGCAGCGCCTGGTGCTCGAAGGGCGGTATCGCCACGACGGCAATCGCTGCCTGCGCTGGCAGGTCGATAACTTCGCCGCCGAGATGGACGCCGCCGGCAACGTGAAGCCCAGCAAGGCGAAGGCTGGCGACAAGATCGACGGCCTGGTGGCGGCCATCATGGCGCTCGACCGCGCAATGCGGCATGCCGACAAGCGGGCGGCCTTCTTGGGGTCGGCCTGAAGGAGTCCGGATGGCCGGCATCGTAGACACCCTGCGCCGGCTGCTCGGTCGCGGCCAGCAGACAGGCATCGGGCTCTTCCAGATCGGAGGCACGCCCGGCGGCCAGGCGATCTTCAACTCCCGCATGTGGGAGTTCGAGCGGGTCAGCATCAGCGTCGGCCAGAACCCGACCGGCTACCGCTGCATCGAGGCCATCGCCAGCAACCTGAGCCGTCCGCCCTGGCTGGTGCTGCCGCCGGACGCCGTCTGGCCTCAGCACGGCAGCGAGAAGGCCCTCGAGACGCATCCCGCGCTGGACCTGCTCAACCGGCCCAACACGACCATGAGCGGGACCGGGATGCAGCGCGCGATGGGCCGCGACCTGGAGATGGCGGGCAAGTCGTTCTGGATGAAGGTGCCCGACGCCTTCGGCCGGATGCCGGTCGCCTCCCTGCGCCGGCTGCCCTGCCAGCGGGTGACGGTGGTCGGCAACCAGGACGACGAGCTGCTCGGCTTCATCTACACCGACCGCAACGGGCGCCAGGTGCCGGCCCTGCCCGAGAGCGTGGTCTACCTGCGCTACCCGCACCCCGAGCGCATCTACGACGGCCTGGCCCCGGCCCTCATCGCTGGCCTGCCCTCGGAGACGGACACCAGCGCGGCCAAGTTCAACCGCGACCTGCTCGCCAACGACGCGGCGCTGCCCGGCTACCTGATCCTCAGCGGGCTGAGCCCGGACGACTTCGCCGACTGGAAGGCGCAGTGGGAGAGCGGCGCGCAACCGGGCCGCACGCGGTTCCTGAGCGCCGACCAGGCCAGCTACGCCAAGGTCGGACAGACCAACCAGGAGCTGACGTACAACGAGCTGCGCCGCGACAGCCAGGACGACATCCTGCGGGCCTTCGGCGTGCCGCGCGCTGTCGCCTTCGATACCGCCGACACCACGTACGCCAACGCGGACGCCGAGCGGGCGATGTTCATGCAGCAGAACGTGCTCCCCAAGTGGGTGCTGATCGCCGATGAGCTGACGCTCCAGCTCGGCGCCGACATGGACGTGCGGATCGCCTTCGACCTTGCCGGCATCGACGAACTCCAGGACAGCCGAGACGCCATCGTGGACCGCGCCATCAAGTTGCTCGGCTACCAGGCGCAGACGATCAACGAGTTCCGCCAGAGCATGGGCTGGCCGCCGGTGCCCTGGGGCGACGAGCCCGTGGTGCCGCTCCAGCCGATGTCGGCGGTGCCCATCCAGCCGCCCGGCGCCGAGCCGCCTGCGGACCCGCCCGCTCGCGCCGACACGACGCCGGTCGAGCCGCCCGCGCCGAAGGCCACGAACGGGTCCAAGCACTGAGGAGCCCCGCATGACGAAGAGGAAGCCCGAGATCGCCGCCACCCAGCGGGGCCTCGAGCGCGGCCTGGTGATGCGGGCCGAGCTGGGCGCCGATGGCCTGGTGCGTGGGACCGCCTCCAGCTACGGGAACGCCGACCGCATGGACCGCGTCCTGCTGCCCGGCGCCTTCGGCCGGCAGAGCACCCTGCGGGTCCCGTTCCTGCTCAACCACGAGGACATGCCGCTCGGCCAGTCCACGTTCCGGGTCACCTCGACCGGGCTCGACCACGAGAGCGACATCGTCGGCGATCCCGTCCAGCCCGGCACCGGCGTCCCCATCCGGCAACTGCTGCACAAGGGCTATCCGGCCACCAGCATCGGCTGGGTGCCCAAGACCCAGTACTTCGGCTGGACGCAGTTCGCCCGCGCCGAGCCGGAACGAGCCCGCGCCGTGGCCGCCCAGGGCGTCACGCAGGCCGAGCACCTCCGCTACTTCGGCGACGTGGAGCTCGTGGAGAACTCGCTGGTGCCCATCCCGGCCAATCCTCGCGCGCTCTTGGAGGCGGCCAGCCTGCTGGCGCCGCGCTCAGCCGAGCGAGCCCACCTGGAGGCCATCGCCGAGCTGGCCGCCGGCGCCCGCCACTCCTCCAGCGACCAGGCCGCCATCCAGCGCGCCCATGACGCGACGGTGGAGGCCGGCGCCGCCTGCCAGGCGGACGTCGAGGACACCAACCCGCTCGACCCCGGTGATGCCGAGTCCGGCGTGCCGGCCGACAAGACCGGTATCAGCGGCGGCTGGTTCGACCACATGCACTCCGCGGTCACGTCCCTCCAGCGAGCCGAGCAGATCGCCGCCGAGCTGCTGGCGGCGGCCACCAAGCCGACCTACGCGATGCCGGACGGGTCCTACCCGATCAGCACCTGTGCTGACGTGAGCAGCGCGGCCAAGCTGGCCCACCACTCCAAGACGTACAGCTTCGCGGAGGTGCGGGCCCACGTCATGAAGGCCAAGGACGGGCTCAACTGCCCGGACAGCGTCCTGCCCGAGACCTGGACGGCCGCCGAGGCCGCCGCGGCCCTCGACGCGCTGCCCCTCGACGACCTCGACCGCGAGCTCGCGGCCCTGAAGGCGCGCTAGCCGCCTCTCCCCGTTCCCTGCGCTCCTCTCGGCCTCCGATCAGGCGCGCGCCCCTCGTCCCACCAAGGAGTACTCGCGCATGCCCACGGAAACCTGGAAGGAGAAGGCCGAGCGGGCCACCGCTCTCGTCGAGCAGGTGAAGCGCGACAAGGCCGCGGTCCAGTCCGCCGAGGACGTCGAGAAGCTGACGGCCATGTTCACCGAGGCCCGTGAGCTGGCGGCTGAGGCGGCGGCCGAGCGCACCGCGATCGAGCGGGCCCGGCTGGACCAGCTCCTGGAGGCCCACGACCTCGACGCCAAGCGGCAGACGGCCAGCGACAGCGTCCGCATGGGCCGGCCCAGCGTGCGGCCGTTCACCGAGAGCCGCGAGGCCGCGCAGTCCCTGACGCTCTCGGAGCGGATGCGCGGCGACCACGTCCGGATGCTGGCGAGCCAGCGCTTCGTGGACGCCATCCCCGACCTCCAGCGCGCCGCGCTCTCCGAAGGCACCAACGCCCAGGGCGGCTACCTCGTGGTCCCGGCCTACCTCCAGGACCTGTTCGCCGAGACGCGGCGCCAGGGCAACGCGCTGCGCTCCTACGGGTGGCTGAACGTGCACCCGGTGGAGACCAACCAGGTCTTCATCCCCAAGGGCAGCGGCGCGGCGACGGTCGGCTGGGTCTCGGAGAACACGGCCAAGCCCTCCGCCGACCAGGCGTACACGCAGATCGCCGTGAGCATCTTCACCGCGGCCGGCATCTCCAAGCAGTCCAAGCAGCTCGCGATGGACTCCTCGCCCACCGTGCTCGACCTGAGCACCCGCGAGCTGGGCACCCTGCTCGGCAACCTGGAGGAGCAGGCCATCATCGCCGGCACCGCGTCGGGCCAGCCCCGCGGCATCCTCAACGTCACCGGCCTGGCGATCGCCCCGCAGACCGCCTCCGACACCGTGAACGGCGCGGTGGGCACCAGCGCCACGGCGCAGGCCATCATCGACCAGATCCTCAACGGCGTGGTGGCGATCACCACGCAGTACTTCGCCCCGCCCAGCGGCGTGCTCATGCACCCGCGGCGCCTGGGCTTCCTGCTCAAGGCCAAGGACACCGCGACGAACTACCTGTTCAACATGCAGGGCACCTTCCGGGCGCCCAACCTGGGCCCGGCGGTGAACTCCACCACCTCGATGAGCACCGGGCTCGACA